CTAAAAGGCGTAAAAAAATCACATAGATTTCATAATTGCCTTAGTGCTAGTAGGGATAAAGGATATTTTAATATATCAATTTATTCTAATGCTGACCAATTTTGTACCTATAAAGGATTACAAACTTGCGGTTCTCGCTCTGCTTGCACTTGCTGTTCGCCTAGACTAGCTGAAATCAGTAGAAAAGACGTATTAAACGCATCTAATCAACATTTATCTAATAATGGCGGTTTTGCTTTAGTTACTTTTACTATACCACATAAATTAAGCGATAAGCTACAATGGCTTATTGATAAGGGTACAGATGCAAGAAATAAATTTAATGAAATGGGTGCAGTTAAAAAAATATATAAAGAAATGGGGCGTATAGGTTATGTACGTGCCTTTGAAAATAAGCATGGTGCTAATGGCTGGCATCCACATCAGCATTTTTTATTTTATTTAGAGAAGCCTATTGATGAATTTTATAGAATATCATTACAACAAAGATTGTTATTTTATTGGCAAAAAGCTTGTGTAAAAGTGGGGTTATCTAAGCCTAATGAACATGGAGTAGATGTTCTAAGTTGTACTGACCCATTAAAAGCCAGTGCATATGTTGTTAAAGATGCTTTTGAGGTTACTTATAGCAATACAAAAGGAAGTAAAACAGGTTCTATAAATCCTTTTGATTTGTTGTCTGATGAGGCTTACGAATTTGGTTCTCGTAAAGAATTATTTAAGGAATATTACAAGGCAACAAAAGGCGTTGCAATGGTGTATTGGAGTAGAGGTTTAAAGGCTAGATTTGGCATTAATACTATTGATGATGATGAGCAGGCTATCGATACTTACAATGAAGCAGAGTATACAATACCAGTAGTTTCATTAGATATTTTAGACTGGGGGCTAGTAAAAAAATATGAATTAAGATGTGATTTATTAGAATTTACGGAGGATTATATACAGTCTAAAGATTTAATTTCAATAAAAAATTATGATGAATATATTAATACATTTTTTAAAGTTTATAAGATAAATATTGATGAAAAAAGAATGTTAGAACCTGAACCCCAGTATATATATAATCCAGTAGATGAAGTTCTTGACCCTTATTTGTCTTATTTATGTTTTAAACATAAAGAACGACAAAAAATATTAAAGTATTAAATATATTTGCTTGCTTTAAATTTTTAAATAAACAACAATATAATTATGTATGAAATTCAACATTATCTAACTGACAATGATAAGAATATTTTTCTTAATTGGTTTAGGAATTTAAAAAATATTAAAGCAAAAATTGCTATAGATAAAAGGCTTGACCGCCTAATGTTAGGTAATTTTGGTGATAGAAAATTTTGTCGTAATGGTGTTTTTGAATTGCGTATTGATATAGGTGCAGGCTATAGAGTTTATTATGCTATTAGTGGGAAGCAAATTGTTTTACTTCTTTGTGGCGGTGATAAAAACACGCAGAATAAAGATATAGAACTTGCTTGTACATATTGGCAGGATTTTCAAAATAGAATAAAGCAAGAGGGGTAATATATGTTATCTATAAATCACAATGAAGCAATGACAGAGTATTACAAGCAAGATAAGGAATATTGTATAGCTTTGCTTAATGATATTATTTCAGATAATGAACAGTCTTATCCTGAACTTTTAATTACTTTAAATCGATTATCTAAAGCTTTTGATAACTCTGAATTACTTACGAAGAATTCTAATATTGATGAAACAAAATTCGATTTCTTTTCAATTTTAGCTATTTTAAAATCAATTAATTTGAAATTTAGTATTACTGCTTAAAAATATTTTATTATTTATATAAATTTTGCTTGACTTTGATATATACATGTATATAATATATTTATATACATTCAATAAAAAAATATTATGAATAAAAATACTATTTTAGAAAGATGCAGAGACCAAAAAATAAAAATGGAATTTGCAGTAGCTTTAAAATGCTCTAGTAATCAAAAACTAGCTTTTGCTATGAGCGGATTGAGTAAAGAGGATTGGGATTTTCAAAGGGCAGTAGATAAGCTTAGAGAACAAATAAATTTAGCTAAGCAAAAAAATAAATCTTGACTTTGCTATATACATGTATATAGCAATAATATATACATGTATATACTTTTTTAATTAAATAAAAGGAGAATAAAAAATGGCAAATAATATTAATTTTGTCGGGTACGAACATATACACGGCACAAAGAACGGTAAAGAGTACGATTTCATAAAAGTTTACTGTACTCAGCCAGTAGATGCAAAAAGGGGAGTTGGTACAAAAACATTAGAATTTACCATGAATAATGGAAGTGCAAATATTGCAGAATTTCGCAATATAAAATTACCTTTAGCAGTTAAGCCTATTTTTGAACAGGAATTAGGATATAACGGCGTGCGTCATATATTTAGCGGATTTGAATATATTAAGGTGTAAAAAATGATAAATAAACATGATGAATATTTGCGTATGTTAGATAGAATTGTACTTATTCTATTCATGAATATTATCATTTCTAGTCTTTCTTTAATTTTAACTTCTTTTTAGCATCATGTATGCATGTAACGAATTAGACAATTCTAGTAATTGTTTAAGCTGGGTAGAAGTAAATCCCTTATTTTTACCAGAAATCACGAAAGAGCAAGCAGATATTATATTAATCTCGGTGATAGGTGCATTAATAAGTATATATGTTTGTAAATTAGTTTTAAGTCTTATTAAAAAAGGATAAATATGTTAACAGAATTAATTACTGCAATTGATGCTATTCCTGCGTTAATTGGTGTTGCTTGTACTGGTGTTTTGGCGATTGGCGGTAGTCTCTTATTATACCGCTATGCTAAAAAAGCTTTGGGGATTTAGCCTATTTATTTAGTCATTTTCCTTTTTAGCCCTTCGGGGCTATTTTTTATAGAGGTTTATATGTTTTGGATTTACTTATTTTTTGTTTTTATTTTGTTTTACAACCTCTTAAAATAGGATTTTATTATGAAAAAATATATAAAACATATAGCAGTATTATATTTAATCTATAGTATTGTAGCTTATCCGCTAATAGCATATAGCAATACTCTAGCAGGCTGGAATATTGATACAGTAGTAAGAAATGGAGCTACAACGCTATATAATGCAAGTAAAACGCTTGTTTTAAATGGTTCAAGCGTAGTAGTAAATAGCAGTGCAGCTATTTTGCCAGTAGCAAGCGAAGTGGCTTTAATGATAGCTAGAAATGCTACAGGTTTAGCTGTTTTATATGCTGTTAGTCAGCTAATACCAGCAGGAATTAACTATATAAATGATAGTGTAAATAAGAAATTTACATATACTCCGCCTCAATCAAAATTACCCCAAGATAATCCTTCTTATCAATACTATTATAGTATTTCTACAGGTCAATTTGGCGGTTTTATTTGTAATGCTTATACTTTAAGTGATGTAAGTAGTTGTGCTACTGCTTATGGCAATTTTATTAAAACTGCTGCAAATTTACCTGCTTTTAGCTATAACAATGAAGGCTGTTCTTTTTCTGCAGGTGCTTACACTTGTGAAAGCCATAACCAATATAACGATGCAATACAATTTTCTTTTGTTACTCAGGCTAACCCATATTACAACCCTAATGCTTCGCCTCCTGTGGTTACAGAACAATCTGTTACTTATGAGCAGGTGGGAGCAAAAATAATATCAAACGCTAATGCTGGTAATGCTGACGCTATTAATTATGTTGGAACTGTAGCAGATACTACACAAGAAGCAAATCCAGCAAATCAAATAGTAAAACCGCAAACAGTAGTAAACCAGTTTGAACAAAACATAAATTACACAGTAAATAATACCGCTGGTGCAGTAACAAATGCTAGTAGTGTTACTAATCGAGTAACAACAAATGCAAGCGGTGCTGTTGTAGCAAGTAGCGTTGCTAGTTCTGTTGAGGCTTCTACTACAAATATAACATTACCTGCTTTTTGCTCTTATGCTCCTATGCTATGTGATTTTTTAGGCTGGGTAAAAGATGATAAATTGCCTGTTGAAAATGAAAATCAACCTGTTGAATTGGTTGCTCCTGATGTTACTTTTAATCAAAATGTTTATATTTCGCCTAATCAGTCTTGCCCTGCCCCTACCATTATTAGTTTTGGCGGTATAAATATTCCTGTTGATTATTCTATGTTTTGTAATGTTTTAGAAATTATAAAACCTGCTGTAATTTCTGTTGCTTTTATTTCTGCAATATTTATCGTTTCAGGAGTTCGAGACAATGGCTAAATTAATACTATTAATATTAAATGTACTGCTTTCTAGTGCCTTTTCTCGTGTTCTTACTGGTGCTGGTTTGTCTTTGTTTTCTTATTCTTTTCTTACAGGCATTGTTACAAATTTAATATCTAGTTATGTTTCTGCTTTTCCTGTTCTTGGTGCTGGTTTTAATTTTTTATCTTTATCTGGCGTTGTTCAGGGTACAAATATTGTTCTTTCTGCTTTGGTTACTAGGGTTACTATTAAATCATTAAGTTTGAGGCTGGGCAAGAGTTAGAGGGGCAAGCGAAGTATGAGCTATGACCTCTAAAGCTTGCCTAGTCTTACTATAAAATTAAATAAAGGGTTAATATGTTATTTTTAATTACTGGAACAGTTGGAGCAGGTAAAACTGCATTTGCAATATCAAAAATATTAGAATACCGCAAAACTGAACCAACAAGACAAATTTATACAAATATTGAGGCTGTTAATATTCCTGATGTTATTTCTATTGAGCATAACGATTATGAGCAGTATGCTGATGGTTCTATTTTCTTTTTTGATGAAGCTCAACAATTTTTGAATTTTAAAGCCTCACATGAAGCAAAAGACGATAAAATTACACAATCATTACAAGTTAGCAGGCATAGGGGCTTTGATATATATTTTATTACACAGCACCCTAGCTTTTTATCTAAATGGGTTACATGCTTGATTAATGAGCATTTTCATTTAGTTAATGCTATGGGTTTAAAAGCTAGTACGTTGTATCGTTTTACTGGTGTAAAAGGCAGTTTAGTTAATTTAGATGTACTAAAAGATACGGCTTTAGATGTAAAACGTATTTCTTTTGACAATACTATTTTTAGTAAATATAAATCTGCTAGTATTCACACTAAAAAATTTAGTATGCCTAAAAAGTTAAAATTTTATATTTTTTTATTTGTTTTAATTTTTTCAGGTTTTTTTTATTTAGTTTACTATAATTATAAAAATTCTACTTTGCAAAAAGCTACTGTTCAAAAGAAATCTACTGGTGTTCCGCAATTTTTAGATAAAAATATAGTTCCTTTTAAAAATTCTACTGTTCCATTAGAAAATACTAATAATGCTAGTGCTGTAGCTGTGCCTTTTATCTATAATTATGAAAAACCTTATTTAAATAACTATACAGAGCAGAAATATCAGCCTGTAGAGTTACCTAAATTTAGTGGTGCTATGCTAATGGGTAATAAGTGCGTAGCATATACCCAGCAAGGTACTATAGCTAAATTAAGTAATGGGGATTGTTTAAGGGTTGCTAATGGTGAAACTCCATTTAACCCATTTAAAGTAAAAGATGAAAATAAACAGATAAATAACTATGCAAAAAATGAATTACCAACAGGAAATAAATTGAGTTTGGAATAATTGCCCTTGCTTTTACTAGATAAACTGATTTTCGCCCTTGATTAGTCGAGATTTTATTTTAATTCGCCAACGACGGCAAAACGAAGTTTTGATATGCCACTTAAAAAAAGTGGCATGTTTACTTTTGGAGGCTTGCGAAAATGTTTGCCCCTGCGACGCTAGTCTTCTTAGTTGTTTACCTTTTTTATTTTATGCTAATTTATTTTTTTCCATTGCTTTTTTTACTGCATTAATTATAAATTCTGTTTTGTTTGGTATATTTTCTTTTATCCATTCGACCATTGTTTTTTCTTTTATTATAGCTTGCATTGTTGTTGCTCCCTCTTCTATTTGTTTTTTTCTCCATTCTCGTGAATTTTCAATCATTACTTTTTTTGTATGTTCAGTATAATTTCTTTTCATATTAACCCCTTGACTTAGCTATATACATGTATATACTTATATTATATTTATATAACTATTATAGTTGATATGTTAAATAGCAGACAATCGAGGAAAAATACTAACAAGCAGTTTAAGCCAGTTTATACGGCTACAACCGCTATTTTAGAGGGTTCGGCGAAGCCACTTGGCAATATTGCGGAATTTCAGGCAAAACGCAATAAACAATTTAAGCAACAACAGGTGGGAAAAAAATTCCTAAAAGGCGTAAAAAAATCACATAGATTTCATAATTGCCTTAGTGCTAGTAGGGATAAAGGATATTTTAATATATCAATTTATTCTAATGCTGACCAATTTTGTACCTATAAAGGATTACAA